GCTCGGCTTACGCTTCCACCAACTCATTTCCCCAGTTTCCCAGCCAGAGCATTCAGCGCCTGAGCCATGTCGTTCTCTGCCTCGATGGCTTTCGCTGTCTGTTCGATGAGTTTCCCAGTCAACTCTCTCCGCTCTGTCCTCTCCTGCCAGAACAACCACACCAGCAGTCCGACTACCGGACCAGCCGCGCCAAAGCCAGAAAGCGCGTCGATGAACGGCTTGAGGCTGTCCACCGGCTATGCCTTGGGCGCGCATGGCTGCCGTAGGATCGTCACCAATGTCGACGCGAGGCCGGCACCCACCAGCGCCATCCCCAACTGAAGCAACGTCGGCACGGTAGTTCCGTGCCACCACGCCTCGGCCAAAGCAACGCCCGCCATGAGCATCCCGGCCCCCACCGCATAGCGTGACCACTTGACCGCTGGCACGGCTGCCACAGGCAGCACACCCGGCGTTAGATACACGACGCCGCACGCCAGATAGATTACGGCCAGCAGCAAAGTGAGCATTTTTCACCCGTTCATTTCCACGCCTTTACAAGCGGGCCTCTCCGGCATGTTAGGTGAACATGCCGACAGCAACGACGGACACGTTCGCGCCGGTCGTGATCTTCCATGCGCCCGACGAACTGTTCGCGCCGACCTCGATCACAAACGGCTTCAGGTCCGTTCCCACGGTGCCGCCAAGCCACGGAATGATAGTGGTTGCGTTGTCAATCAAGGTCACGACGCCTGGAGCCACGGTTGCCGGCGTGATGATGAGGCGGGCCATGTAGTCGCCAATCGCGCCAGTCCCGCCGATCACCTGTGCCGTCTGCGATGCGGCGACCGTTTCGTACTGGTTTCCGCTGTTTCTCATGTCGTCATAAGACATCGTCGTCTCCTTACTTTCCGCTTGCTACAAGGGCCTTCAATTCCGCGACGGTAAGGCCGGTCGCTGCGGCAAACTTTTCTGCCGTCGTAGGCGACGCCGGGTCTGCCTGTCGCGTAATCTCCGCGTCCACCTCTGCCTGCGTCGGGACGGTGAACCCTTTGGGCAGCGGATCGTCCCAGCGCACATTCGCCAGCGTGTTGTCCCGATTGGAGAAGTTCACGCCGGGGCGAAGGACGGAGAGTGCCTTCGTCAAGTTGGACATCAGAACTTCCCCCTATATGTGAGGCCGTTTTGAGAAGGGCCGCCTGCGTCGCCGTACCAAGTCGTCGTGCCGGTCGAGTTAGGCTGTTCAAGGGCCTGCATGTAATGGAAGCCCAAAAGCTGCGCCCGGTGCGAGCCGGTGGTGCTAAAGACGCCGGAGCCGACGCCCACCGGATTGGAGTTACCCGCCCATCTGCCGGAGAAGGCCGTGGTGCTATCAACGCCAATGCCGCCATATGCCAACGTCGATTGAGAGCCGTTGGTGTACTGGACCAGATAATCGGCAAAGAAGCTCTCCTCCTGCAATCCCTGCACGAACGACACGCGCATGGTCGAGGAGTTGTTGGCAGGGCGGATGGTCGCCGTCGAATAGTTCCAACTGTCTGTGCTGTCGCCAACAAGCCCTTCGTAGGTGATGCGGTTAAAGGCGTTCCACACACCAAGGACTGCCGCCGTTCCGCTTGCGGCCACGGCTCCCAGGATGAAATTGATCTGAGACGAACCATCGGAGCGAACGGTGCCGACGTAGGTACCAAGACCCGCGCCGGGGCCGTTGGTGATCGCCACGGTATTGGTCAAGTAGCCCAGCACGCGCGTTAATTGCGTGGTGCCAGCGCCCGTCCCGCGCCCGGTATCGGAGGTCCACGCAGGGCCGCGTGTCAGCGTCGGCGTGCCGCTGTTGCTCCATACGAACAGGTCATAGTTGCTGTTAGTGGTAACGGCAGCCGGGCCAGCCGACCCCACCGCGCTGTTCGTCGTGACGTTGGAAAGTTCGGTAAACGTCGTCAGCACGAACGTCGTGCCGTTATAGATTGGCACGCGGTTTCCAACATACGGCGTATAGTAGATTGTCGTCGCGGCGCTCACGGTCGATACGAGAACGGGAACCGCCGTCGTCAGCGTCAACCGACCCTGCGGCGGGGAGACAACCGGAGAAGGCGGGGGTACAGCGACCGTCTGGAGGTGAAATACCGGCGTTGTCGCCTGTACGTCTACCTCGATCATGGCATTAGCCGGCAAGTCTCCGGCAGACAACGCGGTCCCGTTCGGCCATGTCACGGCCCCCGCGCCCACGCTGTTCACGTTCAGCGTCACGGCTCCGGTGTTCGTATTTGCAATCTTGATGACAAACCGCTGGCCGATGGCATACGCCGTGATGCCAGGGGATGGGGTGATGGTGATCGTATCCGTGCCGGAGGCGAGCGCGTAGTTTGCCGCGCCGCTCACAAGCTGGCTCATGTTCACGGAATCGGTGGCAGCCGTTCCCGCGCCAAGCCCGGTGAGCTTGTTGGCGCCCATCGGCTGGTTGCCGGTGTAGGTCGTCTGCCCGTCCTTGCTGATGCTCTGAGTGAGAGCGGCGGCTATGTCCGAGTTGTTGGAATTGGTCGCCGTCGAGCTGATCGTCGTATTCGTGACGAAGGGAGCTTGTGGCAACGAATATGTGCCGCTTCCGTTTCTAGCCACAAGCGGACTCCATTGGTATGCTGGGCGCGTGAAAAAACTTGCCCAATTTGGCGTTGGATGCGCGACGATGTTCAGCGTTGCGCCGCATCTTTACGGGACGCCGTTCAATCACGCCTTTGTCTATGCCCCGCTGTTTTTGGGCGCGATGTACGCCACGGCGGTACTGCAAGCTATCGCTCATGGGCGGTTCTCCAGACGGGGAACCGATGGGGCCGCGCCGCGCGCCAGTATGCTCGCAAGACGTTGATTGCCGATCTGCGGATAGGCGTTTGCCATTGTCTGGTTGGCTAGGTAGTCCCGAAGCCAACCCGTACCCCGGCTGCCCGCCATCGCTCGGGCCAGCACATTGGGAAGCCCCATCAAAGCGGCGGTTCCAGCAACGGCAGGAATACCTCCAACCGCATATGCGCCGGCCAGCGGACCACCCGTCAGCATGGTTTGCATCATCGCGGTCTGAGGCGTGCCGCTATTCGGGATCGTGTCCGCGAGGTAGTCCCCAGCGCGGGAAATATCATCCATCGGGGAATTGCCGCGCGCGAATTGATCGGTTCCGCGCGAACGGCGAACGGCGCTCGTCAACGCTCCCGGCGACAGGTTTCCGGCCGCCCTGCTTTCCTGCGTTCCCATAGCCGATGCGCTTGCCAGGGTTTTCAGGTTGCCCCAATGCTCGCGAGCCGTGCGCCAAGCCGTGGCCCGGTCAGCCGGAAGGGACGCTTCCATCGCATCATCCAGCGCGCCGCGCATATCGCGCAAAACACGTCTCACGGACGGGTCGGTCGCATCCGCTGCCGCCGTCGATACGCTGCGGCGAAACTCCTGATATTGCTGCGACGTAAGTTCGGGAAAGGCTTGGCCTTGCGCTGGGCGGATATTCCAGAAATCAGTAAGGCGTCGCGTCACAGCCGGGGATATGTCGGACGGAAGGGTGTTTTGCGTGTAGTCAGCCGCCGCCCGGTTTACACGGTTGAAGAAGTCCGGGCGAAGCTGGACATTCTGGCCCTGCGAGAGTTGATCGAAGTCGCCGCCAAGCCGTGTAAATGCGTCATCCAAAGTGCCGGGATCGACGCGGTTCCCTTGTGTGCCGGTGCGAGCAAGAGCCGCCGTATTGATGGCTTGCCGCTGCCGATCAGCGGCATCGCGCATGAGATAGCCAGAAGTCGGGAACCGAGAAAGCGCCGACTCAACACCGCGCATGCGCCCGGTTTCTTGGCCCACCGTCATCGGTATGCCAAGTTCGCGGGCCGTTGCGACGTTCCGGGCCTGCTCCGGCGTGAGGTTCGCCGGCAGCGGCGTGACCGCGCGGCTACCTGCCATCGCGCCCACAAGGCCGCCCGCAAGGCGTGCCGGAATTTCGTATGGTGTGTCCTTGGCGTACTGCCCCGCAAGCTCGGACGCCATGCCACCAGACACCGCAGGCACAGCCACAGACGCCGCTCGGGCGCCGCCCACGACTTGTGCCGCGCCCGGAAGCATCATCATTCCAGGGATGGCCTGCGCGCCCGCGTCGAGTAGTGCGCCCGCGTTGATGTCCCAGCCAAGGCCCAACGGGTTCTTCAGCATGAGATTGGGATTGTCGGCAGCGTTTACTTCGGGAACGCCCATGTCCTTGAATACGGTGCGGTTCATACCCTCGGTGGTGGGTGCCAATCCGCCGAATGTCATTTGCTGCTTGAACGCGCCACCGATGTTTCTGCCGATCTCGGGCGCTCCGACCTTTTCGCCAAGATAGGCCGCGCCCTGCTTGCCAAGCTCGCCCAGCGCGGCAGGCGCACCCAAAACTCCGGTTGCGCCCTTCGTAAGCTGCGTCCCCAGCCAGTTCACGCCCGTATTTACGGCTTCCATAGCGCGGGCTGGCCCGGACGGATTGAGCGCAGACCGGATGCCCGTCAGGTCGTCGTCTGACAGTTTCGTCATGTCTCCGCCGGAATTGCGGAGTGCCATCAATTGCGCGTCTGACAGGCGGGTGAGGTCCATTAACGACCTCCCCTGCGGCGGGCGATTTCGGCGTCGATCTGGTCAAGCGTGAGGCCGCTAGACGACGGCGTGGCCGGATTTCTTGGCGCACCGGCAGCCGGCGGCATGACCGGCGCAAGCGGGTTCGCCTCGCGCCATGTCGCATAGTCTTGGACGGGCGGCAGCGTGAAGAAATCTTTGCCCATCGTGGAAAGGCCGGGAACGGCGCTAAGTCGGGCGACCTCCTTGCCGTGAGCGTCTACAGCCATGCGCGACTGACGTTCGCCAATGTCGATCAGGCGGCGAAGCGCCGGCTCGGTCATGGTGATCTGGCCGCCCTTGGCGCGCTCGACAAAATCGCGGTCGGCGTTGGAGAAGCCCGCCCCAAGCGAGCCGCCCATGCCGGAAATCACACGCGCCGCGAGCGCCGATTGCAGGACTTGGGTATTCGCCGCCTGCTCGCTCGGGATGCCCAGCAACTCGCCCAGCTTGGCGGTAAAGACGCGCGCATCCGCGCCCGTTCCGGTGATCGCGCCGGCATCGAGAAGCTGGCGGATCTGGTGGATGCCGTTGATTTCGCTGATGGCGTTTTCGGCCTTCGGGCGAACGTCTTTGACGTACCTATCGGCTGTTCCCTTGATAAAGGCTTCAGAGCCAGCACGATCAAGTGCGCCCTGCTGCTTGCGGTCCTCTGTCTGGATGGCAAGCTGCTGGCGGCGGTCTTCAGATGCCTGCGTCTGGGCAAAGGTCCAGCGGCGGTTGATGTCGTCGTTGATCTGCTTGTCAGCCTCCGCAATCGTCATTTTGCGCGAGGCAACCATATCGGCAAGACGACCCACCAAGGCGGGATCGGCATCAGGGCGGCCAATCTCCGGCGCCCGCTGCGGCATAGTCGGCGGCAGCGGCGTGCCGCTGGCGTCGGCAGTCGGGCGCGTCGCGTCTCCCTGCGCGAGCATGGTCGGGCCGTTGACGACGCCGGGGTTCGGCGCGGGAGGCCGCCCAGACTGCCCCTGCGCAAGTTGGACCTGAGAAGTCCCAGGAGTGTAGGTGCCAATCGGTGTCGGCACGCCGGGTGGGCCACGCAGGACGGCTTGCTGCGGGGTGCCGCCTTGCCCATTCATTCCGGCGGTAAACCTTTGGCCGTAGCCCGCAACGGTGGTGCCTAGCACGTCCTTGGCGTTGGGGTTGTTCATGCCGCCCTCGCCAGCAAACCATGCGCGAGCCGCGCCCTCGGGGCCGTACTTCTGCTGGTATTGCCCGAACTTGGTATTGAATACCGCGTCCTGCGCCTTCTGGTCGGCAAGGAACTCCTGCGGCGTCATCTCGCGGCCAAGGACTTCCTTGGTCCAAGGGCCGATATTGGGTTCCAGAACCTGAAACTTGCCCCACGCTCGATGGCCCTGCGCGTTCGCCACAGGGCCTACGGCGTCATAACGCCCGCCCGCCTCCATGCCGCCGATGACATTAGCGGCGCCGCCTGCCTGCTGTGTGCCGCCTGTAGGCACGCCATAGCCTCGGCGCATAGCCTCGGCCGTCTGCCGGGCTTCATCGCGCGCGCCGGCCTGCTTTATCTCCTCGGCCGCCGACGCCGCCGAATATTTAAGGCCAATCTCGGGGTTGATTGCCGAGTATGCCGCCAGTTTGGCAACAGGGTCGGTTAGCTTGCCCGCGTCCGCGATTTTGGTCGCCAGATCGTCTTTGGCCTGCTTTTCGTCCGCGTCCGCCCTATAGGTGCCGTAGACGCCCGCAAGGGCCTGTGCCAACCGCCCAACGCCCTGCCAGGGGGATTGCACCGGGGAGGTGTCCGTCCCCTGCATGGCGAGCTTCTGGGCGAAAGCGCGGCGGGTTGAGAACGGGTCGCGCTTGCCGCCTGACATCATGTAGGCAAGGCTGTCTTCGTTGAGGATGGTCATCCCTTACCCCTGAAGCCGCCGCCCAAACCGTATGCGGTCAGGGCAGAGCCACCCAAGCCGAATAGCCCACCCATCATGGCGTTCTGGTTTTGCTGCCCCTGCTGATATTGGGCCATCTGCCCCTGATACTGCATGTTGTAGGGCGCCGACGTGTCTACGTTCGCCACCTGTGACTGCGGCGTCTGCACAAAATTGGGGTTTTGCACGCCCTGCCCGGTTCCGAGCAAAGCAGTCACCTCGTTGATCGGCTGCGTGCGGAGGTTGGCGCGCTCTTGGATCGCCCGGTCTCGCGTATTGCCCTCCAGCCCATAGACCTGCGCGGCGGCGTTGCCGGCCTGCACATCGGCCCCAAGGCGGAAGTCGTTTGTGGCGCGGTTGTAGTCATACAGCGAGTTTTGCCAAGCCTCGGAACCCAAGGCGATGCCCTGGTTGGCGAGCTTCTGCTCCAGCGCGGCCCGGTCGCGGTCCATTTGCGGCTGGTTGCGCTCAATGATGGCGTTTTTCTGCTTCTGCCGGTAGTCCTCGTTGTACTGCGGGGCCGGCGCCAAGCCATCGTAGTTGAATGGCTGCGCGGTCGCGTCGCCAATTCGGCCGGTGTACTGGTCCGCCAGATCGTAGGCGCCCTGCGTGACGCGGGTTTGGGTGTCGTAAAGGTTCTTTTGCTCGGGCGATAGCGTGGTCGTCGCCGTGTATTGCGGGACATTAACGCCAATCGACGGGTCGTAATAGATGCCGGTCTGTTCATACGTCAGGTTGCCGTAGGGCGTGACCTGATTGGTGTTGTTCATCACGCGGCTGGCTACCGCCGTCCCGACGTTGCTTTTCGTCTGCTGCGCGTTGATGAACGAAGGGTCAGGCGCTGATGGTGGCGATCCGCTCTTGCTGCCCATGTGTCCTGCGCTCTGGAACAATCCGCTTCCTTGCGAGGAAATCGGGATGCTCAAATTCAGATTTCAGCAATCCGAAGAGGCAGGCATGAACGCCCTTGGCGTAGTGGTGCCGTGGCGAACCTTCCAGCTTTAGGCCAATTCCCCTGTTAAACTCGATGGCCCGAGTATTAATGGAAGGGATGACCGTGAAGACCTTACGGCAACCATACTGCAAAAATGGTATCCGCAACAGGTTTTTGATGGTGGTACGGGTAGCCCAGCGGGGAGAAGCCGCCGCCATGCTGATTTCACAGGTGCCGTACCACGGCTTGCCGTCGATTATCTTGACCGCCGTGTAGTTGTGATAGACGCACACCGCTAGGAGTTTGGCGCTCGCCTCCGGCCCGTCAGCCACGCCAACCGCCCGCATAGAGGGGTTCCAGTCGGCCCACGGAATACGATCACAGGCCCATTTGGCGAGGGTTTCATCAAAGCCAAAGAGGAGGGTGTGGCCCATTAAACGCTCGTAACCGTCTGCCAGCCTGCGCCGTTATTGATGCAGAGCTTACCAAGGGTCGTATCATACACTAAAAGGCCCGCAGAGTTGGCTAGGGCGTTCTTTTGGGTGGTGGTTATGGGGGAAAGCTGGACCGCCGCAAACACGCCCCCGGTGCCGATGCCAGCCGCTTCCAGTAGCGCCGATAGCTGCCGGCGGAATAGTTGCTCGTTGCCCTCGTAGATCGGGATAACGGCCATCAGAGCGCCCGCGCTTGGGACATTTCATAGAGCAAATCAAAGGCATTGAGCTTGCACGCAAAGCCGTTCGTGCTGGTCAGCATGTGCAGCGATGCCACCGTGCCGATGCCCGTCACCGATACCCAATTTGCGTAGGGAACTTCGCTGGCACCCCATACGCCAACGTCCCAAAGGGAAATGTCCCATACGCCACCAGACGACCCGGCAGAGAGCGGGTATTGATCCGTCGTCATGGGCTGGTCATCGCGATAGTCCACGTTGATCCTGATCGCCGGAACCACCTGTGCGCCCGCCGTGAACAGCCCGCGCGCCATCGTGATCCGGTCGAGCGACCCCGGACTGCCGTAGCTCTGGAAGCTGGTTTTCATCTGCGCGGTTATCGCTGCGCTAACGTCTGAATAGCCGCTCTCCGCAAGGTAGATCGTCCCGCCGTCCGTCCCGTAATAGGGGGCCTCGTTCAAGATGCCCCAGCATGTCGCGTTGATGGGCGAGTTAATCAGGCCAAAGGTACACCACGCGCCGGTCTGCGTGTTCACGACGTACTGAAACGCCGTGGTGGAAGAGGTCGGGACGTTGAAGATTGCCATACGATAGCGGGGATACGTCACGGCCTGCCAGCCAGTGAGCGCGCCATAAGAAGCAAAGGCTGCGATGATGCCTTGGTCGATGCGGTTGCTGATCGCCTGCCGGTTGGCGGTGCTTTCGCCGCCTGCCATCAACTGGCGAACGCTGACGATGGCGGATTCGGTCAGGATCGCCAAGTCGCCATCCACGCCGACCGTGCTGCGGTTTCCAATCGGGGGCGCGTTGTTGTAGACGCCCACCAAGTCCCATGTGTTCGCGGATGCGGGGTCGCTACCTTGGAACACGACGACCTGTCCGTGGCTAGATACGAACGCCAGAAAGTCATCGGACCCAGCCCCGCCGTCACGGCTTACCGCGCCGATGGCGATTAGCTTGCCGCCGTTGGTGAACCGCTCGCCAAGCTCGAAACCCTGCGCCGCGCCGGCAATGCTGGACGTGGGCAAATACCACGCCTTTGTCGAATTGTTCTCAACGAACCAAAGCCGCGATTTGTGACTGCATACGAAATTGAGCGTGGAGCTTGTGACGCCGGTTATGGCGGGCGTCGTCCATGTCGTGCCATCGTAATTGCGAACCGAATCCGACCCGTTGCAGAGGACCAGAAACGACCCGCCAGCGGTGGTCATGCTGGTGGTTTGCCAGTAGCCGTTCGTGAGGCCGGAAACGACCGCAGCCCCTACCGCGCCGGCAGAGGTCACGTCATAGATGGCCGTCGCTGTCGCCCCAAACATCTTGCGGCTGGACGGGCCTGCCCACTCCATAAGGGACTGCACGGCAGAGCCAAGGCCGGTGACGTGCGATGTGGTGCCACCCCGGACCCGTAGATAGGTCGTCTCGGGAAACCAATTGTCGAGGATCAGCGCATCGTCGGGCTTCATCGCCGCGATGCCGTCGTGCAAGTTGAGGCCGCGCGTCGGGGCGGGGATTTGGTCCGTCCCCATACGGGGGACGCGGCGGGAGCGTTGACGCTGGGCGAGGCCGGTGGAGAGGAACATTCAATGCACCGAAGCGCGCGACGTGTTAAAATAAGCGGGCCGGCTCGCGTTGAAGCGCGAGGACCCGCGCGGCCTCCGCGGCCAGCTCCGCGAGGCGGGGGAGGTCCGGAGGCTGGAAACCGCCGGACCGGTCGCTTTCCAAATCGATC